CGCCGCGCACGTCGCCCCGACGAGCGACAGCGGGTTCGTCTTCGGGCCGCGCTCACTCGCCAACCGAGCCGAACTCGACGAGCCGATGCAGCGCGTCGCCGACAAGGGCCTGGCCTACTCGCCCTACGACTGGGTGATGACCGACGCGGGGCGAACGTTCGCCGAGCAGCGCGGCTACGTCGAGAGCGGCGCGAGCCGGACGATGGACAGCCGTCACTGCGAGATCCCCGCCCAGGCGTTCGACATCATGGTTCTCGACGAGAACGGCAACGGCACGTGGGATCTCGACTACTACCGCCCCGTGGCCGACGCGATCAAGCGCGCCGCGGCCGAGGAGGGCGTCGGCATCACCGCCGGGATCGACTGGGGCTGGGATGCGGTGCACTTCGAGCGCTCGCGCGAGGAGCTTCCGTTCCGCCGCCCCGTGCAGGAGGCCGCTTGAGCGACGCCGGCGACGAGGACGAGCGCACCACCTGGCTCGGGCTCGCCCAGAGCCTCCTCGGCGGGGTTCTCCTGATCGCCCACGGCGCCCTCGGCGGGCTCCTCGCGCTCGATCTCCCGGAGTGGCCGTGTCTGGCCTACGTCTACCTCGTCATCGGCCCCCACGCGGCCCGATTCGAGCGTGTCGGGGGCGCCGTCGAGCGCGTGCTCGAGCGCCTCGAGAAACTGATCAAGGCCGCGCGGGGCTTCGACCCACGTGACCACGGACCCCGCTCCCGATGACCCCTGACACCCGTTCCCTCGCCGGCCGCGCCGCCACCGTCGCCGCCGTGCTCCTCGCCGCCGTGCTCCTCCTCGGCGTCGGGATCTTCGCCAAGCGCGAGATCACCCGCGCGCTGCACGAGCGCCTGCCCGCCTCGACCTTTCTCGTGATCGAGTCGCTCGAGCCGGTGGAGGGGTGGACGGGCGCGGGGGAGCTGCTCGTCTGGCGCATCCGCGGGCAGCGCCATCGGGCGCACGAGGCGGCGCGCACCGTCGTGCTCTCCTGCCGCACCCTCGACAGCGCCCGCCCGCTTCTCTCGGACGTGTGGCGACAGATCGGTCCCGCCCAGCGCACCCCCGAGCGCTCGCTCGTCCCGGCCCTGATCGGCTACGCCGAGGAGGAGCCCGCGCCGCGCACCCTCGAGGGCGCCGAGCGCCTCGACGGGATCGAGGTGTGGGCGGGCCCTCTCCCGGCCACGCCGCACGAGTGCGTGTTCGCCGCGCGCTGGACGATCGTCACCGCCGCCGGCGCCGAGCACATCGTCGAGGCCCGCTCGATCACCCCGTTCGAGGTCGGTCGGCGGGCGGACACGCTGTTCGGCCCCGCCGAGCCCGACGCGCCGCCGCTCCCGGCGCCGCCGGCCGCCGAGATCGTCGACGAGGCCGAGTCCGCCGCGGCCGACCCCGTCCCGCCGCTCGCCCCGGCCGAGGCGGTGACAGACGAGCCGCCGCACGCGGACGAGGCGGTGCCCGGGGGGAGCCGCTCGTGAGCACGCACGACGTCGACGGCGCGCACGATCTCATCGCCGAGCTCGTCGATCCCGCCCCCGCCGTGCTCGCCCGCGCGCTCGAGCACGGCGCGATCGTCCCCTGGTACCAGCCGCAGCTCGATCTCGAGTCGGGCACGGTGCGCGGCGCCGAGGCGCTCGCGCGCTGGGTCGACGAGTCCCCGCGCGGACCGGCCCGCGCGAGACCGTCGGACGCGACGTTCGTGCTCCTGTTCGAGCGCTACGGCATGATCCCCACCCTCACCGATGCGATGCTCGCGCACGCCTGCCGCGCCGCGGCGAGCGGGGATGTGGCGGGGAGCGTCGCGGTCAACATCGGCGCGGCCGACCTCGCCGACCCCGCCTTTCCCGCGCGCCTCGAGCGGGTGCTCGCGCGCACCGCGCTCGATCCCGCCCGCCTCGAGCTCGAGCTCACCGAGCGTGTCCCGCTCGAGCGATCCGGCGCCGTCGAGGCCTCGCTCGCGGCGATCCGTGACGCCGGCGCCCATCTGGTGATTGACGACTTCGGCACGGGGGCGGCCTCGATCGAGTACCTGCGCTGGATGCGACCGCGCGCGGTGAAGCTCCCGCGCGAGTACGCCGCCTCCCTCGGCGACGAGGCCTCGCGCGACGGGGCGATCGGGCGCGCCGTGATCGCCTTCGCCCGCGAGCTCGGCGTCGAGCTCGTGGTCGAGGGGATCGAGGACGAGCCCTGCCTCGCGCTCTGCACGGCGCTCGGCGCCCACCGCGCGCAGGGGTACCACATCGGGCGGCCGGTGAGCCTCAAGCGCTACCGCCGGGGGCCGTTCGCGCTCGAGCGCAAGGGGGCGCGGCGGGGGCGGAAGAGGCGCGCCGGGGAGAGCGTCCTGTGACGGTCATCGCCTGGGACGGGCACCGCTTCGCGGTGGATTCGGCCTGCACCGACGGCGTCGTCTTGCAGCGCGTGCCGAAGCTCTCGCTCTTCGAGCGCCACGGGCGCCTGCACGCGTGCGCCGCTACCGGCACCGCCCGCGCTGCCGCGGCGATGAGCGAGTGGCTCGCGCGCGGCGCCGAGCCCGAGAATTTCCCGAGCATCGCCGAGAAGGACGACACGACGCTGATCGTGCTCGATCTCGAGGCGACGCGGGTGCATGAGTTCAACGGCGCGCGCTGGGGCTACGAGGTTGAGTCGGTGCCGTTCGCCTGGGGCTCGGGCGGGGCTCTCGCGCTCGGGGCGATGCTCGCCGGCGCCGACGCGCTCGAGGCGCTCGGGCACGCCTGCGCGCACGTCACCGACTGCGCCGGGCCGATCCGCTACGTGACGCGCGGGACGGTGGGTGATATCCGAACGCTCGAGGCGTAGGCGTGGCGCGCGAGGACGAGGCGCCGGAGAGCGCCAACCTCAACGAGCGTCAGGTCGCCTTCTGCCGCGAGTACCTGCTCGATCTGAACGCGACGCAGGCCTACATCCGCGCCGGCTACGCCCGCGACGGGGCCGCCTCGAGCGCCTCGAAGCTGCTGAGAAATCCCAAGGTCGCCGCCCTGATCGCGAGGATGCAGGCGGACCGGGCCGAGCGGGTCCAGATCGACGCCGATCGGGTGCTCGCCGAGGTCGCCCGGCTCGCGTTCTCCGACGTCCGCGGGATCTTCGCCGGCCGCGGCGCGCTGCGCCCGGTGGTGGACCTTGACGACGACATCGCCGCGGCCGTCCAGTCGGTGAAGGTCGTCACCCGTGCCGGCGCCGTCGATGACGAGGGGAACCTCGTCGCCGAGGACGTCCTCGAGTACAAGCTCGCCGACAAGCGCGGCTCGCTCAAGCTCCTGATGGACCATCTCGGGATCGCCAACGGAAGCGACAGCGAGAACGACTCGATCGTGGACGCGCTTCGCGAGATCGCCGAGCGGTTGCCCGACTGATGGGCGTCGCGCTCGGGCGGGAGGAGTCCCGCTGGTACCCACTGAAAGCGCACCCGGTGCAGCTCGCGCTCGTCGACGCGGTGCCCTCCGGCATCCGCTTTCCGGTCGTGCCCGCCGGGCGCCGCTCGGGCAAGACCGAGCGCTTCAAGCGCTTTCTCGCCAAGCAGGCGATGACGCACTCGAACGAGAAGTACTTCGCCGCCGCGCCAACTTACGGGCAGGCGAAGCGCGTGTTCTGGGACGATCTGAAGCTGCTGACGTTTGCGTGCCTTCACGAGAAAAGCCCGAGCGAGTCGGAGCTGATCCTCTTTCTGCCCAACGGCTCGGAGATCCACGTCCTCGGGCTCGACAAGGCGCAGCGGATCGAGGGCATCAACTGGACGGGGGGCGGAATCGACGAGGTCGCAGACGTGAAGGAGCACGCGTTCGGCGCGCACATCATGCCCGCGCTGAACACCGTCGATCCGCGCCGCCCCGCCTACCGCCCCTGGTGCTGGTTCCTCGGCGTCCCCGACGGGCTCGGCCACTACTACGACATGGCGCAGGCCGCCGAGCTCGACACCAATCCCGAGTACGCGCTCTTTCACTGGAAAAGCGCCGAGATCCTGCCCGCCGACGTCATCGCCACCGCCCGCCGGACGATGTCGGCCAAGCAGTTCCGCCAGGAGTACGAGGCGAGCTTCGAGGGGGCGACAGGAAGAATCTACGAGGACTACGGCGTCGCCAACACCACGAGCGAGACGATCGAGGCGCACGAGCAGCTGCACTGGTCGCACGATCAGAACTTCACCCCGCTCTCGAGTTGCATTTCGGTGATCCGCGGCGAGCGCCTCCTCCTGCTCGACGAGATCGTGTTGAGCTCGGCCGTATCGCGCCAGTCGGCGATCGAGTTCGTCGAGAAGTACGAGCGCCACAAGAACCGCCACCTCTACCTCTACGGTGACCCGGCTGGGAAGGCGGGGGAGAAGCACGGCCACGCCTCCGACTACACCGAGATCGAGGGCGTGCTGCGCGCGGCGGGCTGGAAGGTGACGCGCCGCGTCGCCACCGCAGCTCCTGCGATCAAGGACCGTCAGAACGCGGTGCGGGCACGCATCCTGAACGCCTCGGGCGAGGTGCGGCTTCAGGTGAACCCCGAGCGCGCGCCGTGGTGTCACCGGGGGCTCTCGACGGTGCAGCTGCAGCAAGGGTCGACCTTTCAGGAAGACCAGACGAACGACTACCAGCACATCACCACCGCGATCGGCTACCAGATCGCCAAGCTCTGGCCCGTTGCCCGCCCCCCCGTTACGCCGCGCGCACTCCCCGGACTGCACCGCTGAGGACTCTCCCCCGATGCCCATCGACACCCATCACCCCGACTACGCGCATTTTTCCAAGCGCTGGCGCAAGGTCAGCGACGCGCTCGGCGACGAGGACCAGATCAAGGCGCGCGGCGAGGCCTACCTCGACAAGCCGCAGGGGATGGCCAAGAACGACCCGGACGGGACGGCCTACGACGCCTACAAGGGCCGCGCGCGCTTCCCCGAGGTCACCCAGCAGGCGTTGACCGGCATCGTCGGGCTCGTCTTCGAGCAGGACCCGATCGGGGCGTCGGACGCCGTCATCACCAACGGGGGGCAAACGAACCTCGAGCTCTCGCGCGACATGATCCGCGCCTGCGCGGCGAAGGGGCGCGACATCCTCGTCGTCGACGCCCCGCCGAAACGCAAGGGCGGCGGGGGCGGCGGGCGCCCGTTCATCACCCGCTACGCGGCCGAGGCCCTGATCAACTGGAAGACGTCCCCGACGAACCCGCGCGAGCTGACCTTGGCCGTCTTCGAGGAGGCCGAGGACGCCGCCGACGACATGTACGGGCACGAGACGACGACGACGTACCGGCGCTATTTCCGGGAAGGGGCGGGACCTGTCGAGGTCACGCGCTGGAAGCGGGAGAACGAGCGCGACATCCGCCTCGGGGCGCCGGTGCTCCTGCCCGTGCCGTTCATGCCGATCGTGATCGCCGGCTCGATCGACACGAGCCCCGCGTGCGACCCGGTGCCGCTGATGCCGGTCGTTTTCTCCGCGCTCGCCTACTACCGAAAGAGCGCGAGCTACGAGCAGGCGCTGTATCTCACCGCGCAGCCGACGCCGTGGGTGAGCGGGGCGGACGAGACGCTCTACCAGGCGATCCTCGAGCAGGGGATCGGCTCGAGCGTGCTCTGGCCGGTGCCCGAGGGCGGGCAGGTGGGCTTTCTCGAGATCTCCGCCGAGGGCATCAGCGAATTGCAGCAGGCGCTCGCCGAGGAGATGCGCCAGGCCGAGTCCCACGCGGTGCGCCTCACCCAGCAGTCGGACGGGGTGGAGTCCGCCGCCTCGATCGGGATGCGCGCGGCGACGCAGCACGCGAGCGTCTACTCGGTCGCCGACGCGGTCTCGATCGCGATCACCCGGGCGCAGCGGATGCGGGCGGAGTGGGCGGCGGAGACGGCGCCGGCGGAGGACTTCGCGCTTCGAACGGACTTCACCGAGGCGTATGCGGGAGAGAAGATGATCGCGGTGCTGAACCAGGCGATCAACGCGGGCAACGCGCCGCGCTCGCCGATGTTCGAGGCGATCCGTCGCTCGGGGCTCAGCGAGAAGACGGACGCGGAGATGGAGGAGGAGATCGCCGCGACCGGGGCTCTGTTCCTCGGCGAGGAGCGTCCGCCGCTGCAGCTCGCCGCCTGATGGTCCGCGCGGTCATCACCGAGGAGCGCGATCAGGCGCTGCGCGTGGCGAGCGACGCGGCGCTCCTTCGCGAGCTCATCCGCCGCCACGGCGTCCGGCAGCGGGACGTTCACCAGGTTCCCGGGATGGCGCGCTGCGAGACGACCGTGCTGATCGGGGCCGACCGCACCGCCGAGCTTCACCTGTGCCTGGACGATCTCGAGGCGCTCGGCATCGTGCTCGTCGAGGAGGGCCTCTGAGCGGTGGCCACGGTCGACGTCGATCGGTTGCTGCGCGACCGGCTCTACCTGCAGCGCTACGTGACGAGCCTGCTCGGCGACGTCGAGGACACGCTCGCCCCCCAGGACCGGGCGCTCCTCGACGCGCTCGCGCGCTTCGTCGAGGACGCCGACGACAGGGCGCTCGGGATGCTCGCCCGCCAGCGTGCCTCGCACCCGGCGGTGCGAGATCTCCTCGCGAGGATTCGCGAGACGCTCGCCGCGCAGCGCGCCGCCGCGCTCGAGCTCGTCGCGGCCGAGAGCGAGCGCCTCGCCGAGCGCTCGGTGCGGGTGACGGCCGGGGCGATCGCGCTCGAGGGCGTCCCTTCCTCGCGCGGCGTGGCCACGCTTCCGATCGGCGGTGCCCTCATCGGCGCGATCGTCGGCGCGGCGCTCGGGCGCTACGGGCAGCGCCTCCTCTCCGAGGTGACCGAGGGCGCACGGGTCGACCCGCGCTCGATCGTCGCCCGGGTGCGCGGCACGCCCGCCGAGCGCCGCCGCGACGGGCTCCTCTGGTGGCGGCGCGAGCGGGCGCTGCGCCCCGCCGTCGACACCGTGGTCAACGGGGTCGCGAGCAACGCGCGGGTGCACGCCTACACCGCCGGCGGCGTCGAGATGCTCGACTGGCTCGCGACACTCGATTTCAAAACATGTCCGACGTGCCTCGCGAGAGAGGTTGAGGGGCCGTACCCGATCGCCACCGCCCCGCGCCCGCAGGCGCACCCGAATTGCCGCTGCGAGATCATACCGGCGCAGCCCGACGGCGCGATCCTCCGCCCCTTCGTGCGCGATCACCGCTCGGTCAAGGACATCCCGAAGAGCGAACGCACCGGCGGGAAGATCGGGCAGACGCGCGAGCCGATCGAAGCCTTTTTCAGGCGGATGACGAGCGAGCAGCGGCGGCGCTACATGGGCGCCGGGCCCTTCGCGCTCTGGGAGGCGGGGAAGGTCACCGACCTTCGCCAGCTCGTCGCCGAGCGGAGCCTTCGACCGCTCCGGCTCGACGAGCTGCCCGACTGACCCCGCCCCCGGCGCGCTTCCTGCCCGCCAAGGCGCACACCGACCCGGGGCCGCGCGCTCCGCACCCCCACCGAGAGGACCACCATGCCGTTCAAGTTCAGCGCAGTAGAAGGGTTCGACCCCGAGCTCGCCGCCAAGCTCGACGCCGACGAGACGCTGCAGGGCGCGATCAGCACCCACATCGACGACAGCGTGACCAACCGCGTCGACGTCAAGGCCGACGAGTTCAAGCAACGCATGGAGGCGCTCGACGCGAAGCGAAAGGCGGCCGAGGCGCGCGCGTCGAGCGCCCCGGACATCGACCCCGAGGAGCTCAAGGCGCTGAAGCTCGCCGCGGAGAAGTCCCCCGAGCTCCAGGCGCAGCTCGACGCGATGAAAAAAGCGCGCGAGGAGGAGAGTGCGGCGCTGCAGAAGAAAACCGAGGAGGTGAACCGCATGCAGCTCGATCACACCACCTCGCTCGCGATCGACGAGTACGGCCGGGCGCACCCGACCGTCGCGGTCCTCCCCGAGGCGCGAGACCTCGTCGCCGGTCTCATGCGCGACGCGCTGCACTTCGATGAGGGCGCGAACGCCTACCGGGTGCGCGACAAGCAAGGGAACATCGTCGCGACCGACGAGGGGGCGGCCACGCCGATCGATCTCCTCCAGACGCTTCGCAAGGAGCGCCCGATCCTCTTCGCCCAACCCGGCGGCTCCGGCGCGCCGGGGACGGGCACGACGACGGGGAGCGGGGAGAAGACGATCACGCGGGCGGACTTCGCGAAGCTTGCGCCGCCGAAGCAGTCCGAGGTCGCCCGCTCGCACACGATCACCGACGGCTGATGAGCATCTGCCGCATCCAATGCATCCAGGAGGGCCGCCCGAACCCGCGCACGTGTCCGACGTGTGGGGTCAGCGGTCGGTGCGCGTTCGGGCTGACGCTCGACGATGAGCAGGAGACGAGGGCGGTCGATGCCACCAGGCCGCTCGAGGTAGCGTCGCTCGGATTCGCGGTGGACACGGCCGGCATCACGGCCGCGACCGCAGCCCTCGAGGAGCTCGCCGCGAAGCTCGAGGCGGTGAAGGTGCTGGCGGCGCAGATCGGGCTCGAGTTCGTCGTGAGCGAGAGCGGCGCGGAGTAACGCGCTCGACCCCGACCGACGGGCGCCGCTGAGCTCTCGCGGCGCCCGTCCTCGTTCCGCCGTACCCGAAACCCGACCCGCACCCCGTGCCCTCGGCACGGCTCTCGCTTCAGTCACCCCCACCCCGTGCCGTTACACCAACGGTTCGGAGAGCTACCCCGCCCACCCGGCCGTGCCGGCGGCGGTGAGGACGCCCCAAGTGTTGTAGGCCGGACGCCCCGCGCGTCCCGCCCCGGTGAGCCGTGCTCCCGGACCCCGCAGTGCCCTGGCCGTGCCAGCGATAGCCGACGTGTGCGCTCACCTTCCCGAGCCCGCGTCCTCTTCCCGCACGCACAGCCGAGGAGCACACGCGTGAACACACTGACCGGCCTGATCCCGACCATCTACACCGCCCTCGACGTCGTCCGACGCGAGCTGATCGGCTTCACCCCGAACATCGCCGTGGACGCTGCGGCCTCCGGGGCGGCGATCGGCCAGACGGTGACCGCGCACGTCGTCCCGCAGGGCGAGCTCGAGGACATCGTCCCCGGTCCGATCCCCGCGAACACGGGGGACCAGGAGATCGGCACCGTCGGGGTGAAGATCACGCAGTCGAAGGCGTACCCCGTGCGCTGGACCGGCGAGGAGCAGCTCGCGCTCTCGGCCAACGGGCAGTACAACGCCGTGCTCGCCGATCAGTTCGCGCAGGGCTTTCGCACGCTCTCGAACGCGGTCGAATCCGACATCGCCGCTCTCTACCGACAGGTCGCCCGAGGCATCGGCGCCGACGGCGCGACGCTCTTCGGGACG